TATCATGTGGAGCAAGATGATCTCCCCAGTGATAATCTTTCTTTCGCAATACTTCAGCGTAATGGTCCAAGCCAACGCCACTATTCTCATAATAGTCAATAACATTAACAGCACCCCCTCTATAGACCTGTGCAAACCAAATAGCAGTCGAGTCATTAATACCTAAGTCCCAAGCCGTATGAACTGGCAACGCAGGATCGTATGGAACCCTGGTAATCTTGCCATTATCATCAGCATCAGCCAACAACTTCCCATAATACGCACCAATAATAGCAGCCGTAAACGAACACTCATACTCTTGTTCATACTGCTCTGGTGTCATCTGCACCTGTGCAGCTTTCAGTTCCTCATCTTTAACTAGCTTTGTCTCACTAGCCTTCGCAATCTTCCAGTACCATTGGTCAGAGCCTTCCTCGCCCTGCTCTTTAGCTTGCTGCAATATATCAAAAAAATGATTATGCCCAGCAGGTGTTCCCAAAAAGATGGCACTACCCTCTCTATCGGATAGGGCTGGTCTAACAACCTCCCCCCATACCCTAGGATTCTGCATCCCATACTCATCAAAGACGCACAAGTCTAAGTATATACCTCTCAAGGCATCAGGATTCTCACCAGACAATAACATAATCCTGCCATTGTTAGGAAAATCTGCTCTTAGTTCAGTCTCATTAAACGTAACGCCTGGTATCACTCCAGCATAATACTTTACATAATCCCAGCTAATCCTCTTGGCTTGCGTAAACGTAGGAGCAACTAACGCAACTCTTGGTCTTGGTAATGGACAAGTAAGCACATGTTTAATCATATGATTGACAGCAAACACAGTTTTACCAAAGCGTCTGTGCATAACCAGCACATTCCACCTCTTCAAGTTCTTGTGCATCTCAGCCTGTAAGTCTCTAGGCTTATATGGTATCTTAACTTGCATATAAATCACCTTTATTGACTCTATTATCAACAACAACTATCATTAAAGGTCTTAAATAACCAGTTTTAGGAAAAATGCCCTCATCAGTTTTCATTTTATATCCATGAACCTGATCTTTAGCCTTACCTAAAAATCTTATCTGTACATTTTTTTGAGCTTTAAAATTTACAGAATCCCAAAAGTATTTATGAAAATAAGCACTGTTTGTAGATGAGGGCAATAAAAAGACAGTCAAGCAATTATGCTCAAAACTTTTTTTTACAAATTTAGGTATCTTGCTATCGTACATAGGATGACAATAAACAATCTCGTTATCCCAGTTTTTTTGTAGTGCTGAGTTTTCTTTTGTCCAGTATTTATCAACCAAATGATTTTTATCTGAAGCACAAGCATCTACAGTAAACTTAAACTCTTTAGATAAATCTTCCCATATTTCTACAGGGGTTCCAATATATTCCATCTTTAATTGTTTATCTCTTGATAGCAAATTAAAGCTATTATTGATGACCCTCATCTGTACCAGTCTCCCAAACTATCTTCAATGAACCATCACTGATCTCTACACCTGCTCGGCTCTTAGCTTCGCCAAATCTCTCTGGCAATATCTTCTGCACCTTCCAACGTACATGATGCCCATAGTCTCTCAACAAATTAGGATCGTAACTCTTTCGCCCATGTAACGCATCTCCGTACATATCCTCTAGCTCTTCTAGTGCTTTCTCAGCAGCCTGTCTCTGTGCAGTCTTAACATCTGCATCTAGCTCTGCGTTCTTGCTCATATGGCGATACAAAGTAGCACGACTGACCTTTGCATCTGCACAAGCCTTGACTAGGCTGTGTCCGTCTGTAATGGATGCTATGATGTGCTCTTGTTTTGCTTTGCTTATCATGTGTGTTTAGAAGTACCTATTAACATATATAAAGTGACGCAGGTGCGATTGGGTGGCACGCCTTGCAAAACACTCCCCCCGTACCTTAATTATTGCGTGTGATAGCGTGCTATTATTTTTATTGCGTGTGTTCATTCTTTGCCGCGTAAAGATGTTTCATTCAATGCTTATAAAAATATATATTCTATGTAATTCCCTTTACATAACTTACATAAACTATAAACCAGCTCTAAGCAATAAAATATTTACTTTAATAAATAGCAGCTGGAAAAATTAATTTACTAAGTTATTGATTTACCTTGCTATTTTATGCTTGCATATATACAATAAGTATATATACTATAAGTATATTAACAACTAGCAAAGGTAATAAACATGAACAACGTACACATTTCAAAAATGACTGGCAAGCTTGACGGATTCCAGGCTATATCAACTAACACAATGACTAATTCATTTTGCATCAAACAGAATGCATCCGGAAAAGCAGATAATATTTGCACTAAGTGCTATTCTCATACAATGCTTAAGAGCTATAGAAAGAATATGCAACCAAGCTTGCAACGTAATAGCGATTTACTTAGCGAAAAGGTCTTAGAACATAATCAACTACCAACAATATTAAATGCATTCTTTCGATTTAATGCACACGGTGAGCTTATAAATGAAACTCACTTGATAAACTTGGTAAACATAGCCTTTCACAATCCGCATTGTAACTTTGCATTATGGACGAAACGAAACGATATTATTGCAAAATACTTCAAGTACAATGACAAGCCAAAAAACTTAATACTTGTTTATAGCAATTCTAAGATATCCAACATTATGCAAAAATTGCCTAAGTACTTTGATAAAACTTTTAACAACGTACTTGAACATGAACATATTGAGAAACAAAACTGTACCGGTCAACAATGCAAGAATTGCTTACTATGTTACCAACATAATGGAATAACTACAATCGTTGAAAAGGTAAAGAAATACTAATCTTGTACCACTTATATACTAGGATCTTTTCCTAGTATATGGGAGCTACAAGCTCATAACACTAGCAACAAAAGAAAGGCTAAGAACATGACTTACAATGATATTATGACAAGTGATAATTTTGAAACAGATTATTATAAAGGCTGGTTAGTTATTTATGACAAGGTAATTAAAAAGAATTATCCGGTACAATTAAAAGACATAAAAACAAATAGAAACATTACAAGAAAACAATTTAAACAAGCTGTTAATAAATACGGCTTTGATAGAGCTTGTAATACATTTAAGAAACTTTATGCAAAATACGAGGTTTAACATGACTAAGAAACAAATAACAGAATATCTAATTTTATTCGTACTTGGTTTAATAATTACTATAGGTTTTGTTAATCCAGTAAGCAAAGAATATACTTGGTGGAATTTAATCTATAAATCTAAGGATTTAATCCAGTAAACAAAAGCATTGTATAGCCTGGTTTAGTACTAGGTTATACATTAACACGCCTGGAGCAGCTTTAAAACGCTGTTAAAGGCACAACTAGTAAAGAGAAAGGACAATTAAATGACTAGCAAAGAATATAAAAAGGTAATTAGTTTTATATTGAATGATCTTGATACAAGAGATCAGCTTAAATTAATGACACTTATAAAAGAGAAATTACAATTACATGAAGAAACAGGAGCTGCAAAACATGACATTGCAGCTCCTAACCTAGCAAAGGTAAGGACATATTAAAATGAAAATGACAAAAGAGCAATTTAAAACTATCCGTAAAAAGCTGCAATACACGCAGCACGAACTAGCAAATTTACTTGGTGTTGATGCTATGACTGTATCCAGGTACGAAACAGGCAATATTGAGATTAGCAAAACAATATCTATTTTGCTGTATAGAATTTATCAAGACGAAAAGTAAAAGAGAAAAAACGCAAATCTATGTAAGTATATCTATGCAGTACTGTACTGCATAGATGTACTGTATTGCAATGCTATCAAATCTCAGATATTTTTTTTATTTTTATTATTGCATACATTCGTTAAGACTATGAAAACAAAACAATGTTTTGATAGTTGCCGTAGGATTTGCTAGAACAGCTACGCTGATTTTACAAAAGAGAAATAATCTGTCAAGAAAATAATTTATCCTGGATATGTTTACTTACATAGCCATGTACAAAACGTGTAACATCTCTCATTCTTTGTTCAGCCGGTTCAAGCTCATTATAGTAAGCCCAGTAACCATCAAGAGT